AAGCTCGGGCGGCAAGGTCAACAAGCTGGATATGTGCGATTTATTCGAGCAGCAGACACCAATTACTACAATATCGTTTTTCGGAGACTATTCCGCAAAACTGTGTATTATGCCAGATGGCACATATTACAATAGATATCAGCAGTATCAGTATGCTGGTAATGTTCCTGCAGAAAACGCCCCCGTATTCGCAAGCTATGAAGTAGAGCAAAAGGATTTTTGCACCGGAATTTATCGGGGAAATACCCTGCTGTATTTAAATTATATAAATACTGCGCAGACAAAAACCACTCATCGGGCATGGGATAGCAATACAAATACCATTTATGTATCAGACGTATATACATATGAATGGGAAGATGTAAGCAAAATTACAGTAAGTAAGAATTTACAGCCAACAATATACAGTTGCAATTTACAATATCCATATAGTTATCGTCAAGTGACCTATAATGTAAATGGTGAAATTACAGGCGACTACACGGGTACGGGGTCAACGTTTATCAGTTGTAATTTAGATGCCAACAATTTTTATTACACACGATTTAAGGGTAATAATCTGGCTAATCAAATGGATTTAATTATCAATGATATTTATGCGGAATACCTGCGTACGCAAGCGACCTAAAGGAGGATTTGATTTATATGTCTATCAGTACAAGAGAAGCAACCGTTACGCTTAACGGCGTGACAACCGTAACATTTGACCGCAGATATCCATATTTTGCGGTAAGAAACGATAGCAGTGCACCTGTGTACATTTCCACAGTAAATGCGGATTGCACGGCAGGCGCTGACGGCGTTGTTGCGGTGCCAAAAGACGGCAGCGTAGTCATTGCAAATTGCGGTGATATTTTCGGCGACGGCACACTGTACCTCAACGGCAGCGGGACTGTTACTATTATGGGGCAGTATGACGGTGGCAACCGTTTTAAGACAGCGGGGAAAGGGGGTGAGACAGTTGACATAAGCCCCACGTCACTGGGATACGTAGCAGGCGCAAAGATGTTCTATGATGGCATCTATAACTTCCCGCCTAAACACGCCACGAACGGTAACACATGGGTCGATATGGTGAACAGTCAGACTATGAGCCGATACACAGACGGCGGTTCCGGGCTGATAGCATCTAACCACTACATCAAACAGGCTGGTATCGCAACGGCGATGAAGATACCCGACCTGATTGACTATGATCGTTTTACTGTAGAACTGTTCGTTGAAATAACGGGCGGAACCACAGGTGAAAATGATATTATCAGCAATTTTGACAAGGCTGGTTTTGGCATTTACACTGAGAATGGGGAGTTAAACGCATCTATACGGTCTGAATCATCGACAAGTTACCTGAATATCGCTACAGCGTTTACCCAGAACACGCCGTATGGTTTGGCTATAACCTATGACGGACAGGCGTTTAATTTCTATGTGAACGGCGCACTGGTTGGAACAAAAACGTTATCCGACTACAAGAAATCAACTAAAAATACGTATCTGGGCTGTTTGGGCGCAGGTGATGTCAATTATGCGGTAGGCGCATATAATTTCTATCGTTTGGCGGCGTACAGCAGAGCGTTGACTGCGGCTGAAATCGCTCAAAACTACGAAAAGGACGTTAAACGCTATGTTGACGGCGAGCCTGATTTTCCTGCTGAGGACGAGACCGAATGGATTACCAGCATTGCAGAAAACCATAATAACATATTCCGTGGCGATGATTTATTCGCCAAAGGATATACTATTGACGATATCTGCGCTATGATTAGTGACGGAAGTTTTTCTGATATCTATATCGGTGACTATTTCACGTTGTCAGGAAGTATTGAAAATGTTCCCTGTTTTGTGGAACAGACCGATGCCAGTGGTAATAAGACGTTAGTGGAAAGTACCCAAACAGTGAATTATGACACCAAGTTCCGTATTGCGGGACTGGATACATACCTGAATACAGGCGATACGGCATTTACACAGCATCATGCTGTTATTGTGCCTGATGGGGTTATCGGTAACAATCGAATGAACGGCACAAATACAACTACTGGGGGATATGTTGGCAGTTTTATGTTTGCATCGGTATTACCTGTGTATAATACGCATTTTTCAGCGAAACTAAACAATCACCTATTGTCACATCGTGAAATTCTGAGCAATAGTGTAACTGGAAACCAGTCAAGTGGCTGGGCGTGGGCTGATGTAAAAATCAATCTGATGTCTGAACCAGAGGTGTATGGCAGTAATCTGTGGGGAAACAAATATGATGCAGGTGTAAATTATAGGCAATTTCCGTTGTTTAGAATTGCATCAAAATATATTTGTAACCGCAACTGGTACTGGCTAAACACCATTGCTGGAGGAAGCGACTTTACGGCTATGACCAGCAATGGTAATGCAACCCGCAATGGGGCTGGGGTTGCACTTGCCGTCCGCCCCTGTTTCTGCATAGGCTGAGGAGGTACAACGAATGAACACGTACAATGAAATCCAGCAAAAAATTGCTGACTGCCGCTGGAAGCTGTCGGATAGCGCCAGTCCTATTGGGGACTGGAAAATAGCCAAGTGCTATGAATATGCGTTGATGGGTCTGCCTGCACCCTATGACATGACCGAATTAAACGCCAAGAGGCAGGCTGTCAGGAACGAGATTAACGAGCTGGAAGAGAAATTGAAAAAATTTGATATTCCTGTGGTTAGGAAATCTGAGGAGGAATGAAAATGGCTGCAAAAACAAATTACGGACTTGTCGAATATGCCAAGGCACAGCTTGGCAAGCCGTACTGGTACGGCACATTCGGGCAGACAGCGAACGAAGCACTCTATGTTGCCAAGAAAAAGCAGTGGCCCGTGTATTACAAGTGGGAGGGCACAGCTTACGACAATTTTCCGTCGCAGTATGGCAAGCGTGTACATGACTGCGTGGGCCTGATTAAGGGATACTTGTGGTCTGATACACCTACCTCGACACCCAAATACAACAGTGCTCAGGACGTGTCCGCAAATATGATGCGGGCGAATTGCAGGGAACGTGGTGCTATCTCAACCATGCCTGACACACCCGGTGTACTGGTCTTTATGTCGGGTCACGTAGGCGTGTACATCGGCAATGGTGAGGTCATCGAAGCTCGTGGACATGAGTTTGGTGTAGTCAAAACAAGACTCGCACTCAGACCTTGGAAGTGGTGGGGCAAGTGCCCTTATCTCACTTATCTGGACAAGGCTCCCACGATCACCATTGACAGCACAACCGCCACAAAGCCCGGTACGACTACCGCCATCGGCGTTGCTTCCAAAACAGTAAAAAAGGGCTGCTGGAATGTCAGGAAGCTGCCCTCTGCCGATGCCGCTGTGATAGCTCAGGTCAATGGCGGACAGGTGCTTAGTGTCGCCACGGGCTGGTCGTATGTGCCTGCTCTTGGCGGTTGGATATCGGATAAAGGACTGGAATAAGAAAGGAGATCATCATGGATAATATTAAAAGATGGTTTATAGCCATTGGCGCAGCGCTGTCAAGCTGGCTCGGACTGCTTTATGTGCCAATGATCGTGCTGATACTGTGCAACATCATTGACTATGGCACGGGGCTGTGTGCCGCAAAGTACCGTCAGGAGACTGTATGCTCGTACAAATCTATCCGAGGAATTGCAAAAAAGATATGTATGTGGCTGTTGGTTGCGGTAGGCGCTATACTGGACTGGCTGTTATCTTTTGCCGCTGCGAATATAGGGGTAACGATACCGTTTCATTTTCTTGTTGCATCGGTGGCGGCTGTTTGGCTCATCGCCAACGAGATCATTTCCATTCTGGAGAACGTCAAGGACATCGGTGCACCTCTGCCGCCTTTCCTTTTGAAACTGGCGAAAAACATTAAATCCAAAACGGAAGAGGCTGCTGATATGCAGATAGGTTCAAAAGAGGATAAATAAAATTTTCTCCCGCTCTCGTTTGAGGGCGGGAGATTTTTGTATTATTTGTATTATTGATTTTTGCCTATATCTTCGGATATTAGTCTGTTAATGTATCCATTAAGGCTTTCCCCGTTAGCTTCTGCATAACTTTTGTACACTTCTTTTTTCCCTTTAGGAAATGTTAACGTAAATCTATCGTATTTTTCTGCTATAAATTCATTTTGCCTTTTTAATTGATTTTCCTTTTCAGTACCTTTGGGATATTTTCTTGTGCCCATATTATCACCTCAAAGGTATTATATCATTTTTGACTTATATTACGCAATATGCAATACGTATAAAATATTACGTAATACTTTGTGAATTTTGTCTATTGAAATGTATTACGTAATATGATATAATATAATCACAGTAAAGATGAAGGGAGGGAAAAACAACGAGCAAGAAGAAAAAGAAAAACCGCTCAAGAGGAGGCCAATCCTCAAGAGCGGAAGCGAAAACGGTAAGTAAAGCCGCTGTTTTCGCAAGTATAGCTCAGGCGATTTACTTCATAATAAAAATCGTCAAGGAGCTTAAAGAATAAGAGCCAAGGCTCTTAGAGAAAGGGGGTGGGAACACCCCGCCCCCCTCTTTTCTGATTATAACATACAGATAGGAAGGTGTCAATATGAAAAAGAAAAAAGTGCTTACTGCTGTTCTTGTTGCGATCGGAATAATTTATATTATAGCAACGGTCATCGAAATAGTGAACTGGTAACAGTATAAAAAGTGCAGCCGCTACCCTGGAAAAGTTACGACTGCACCGCACAAAGAGACAAGGCACGCCGCTCTCACAGCTGCCCCATCTCTTCCATTATAAACAAAACTGTGAGAGATGTCAAGTTTATTTGGAGGATAAGATTATGAAATATGATATTAAGTTTAGCTGCGGACATGAAGAAACCATCGAACTGTTTGGCAATGGCAAAGAGAGAGAAAGAAAGATTGCATATTATGAGGAGTACGGTGTGTGCTCTGAGTGCTACAGGAAGCACCTCGAAGATGTGGCAAAGCACAATGCAGATTTCTGCAACGACCAGGGGCTGGTCATTACGATTGGGTCAAGTGCTCAGGTGCGTGAAGCATATAAGATTGCCGCTAATTTCTTCACAGAGTTTGATAGAGCAGTTAAGGAAACCAAGGAATTTGCATCAGGGCACCCCGAAGAAGCTGAAAGAGCGCAGAAGGACATCGACCACGGTTTTGCAGTCAAAGCATTGGCTACAACAAAAACAAAAGCTGATTTTTGGATTGATAATCAGTATGTAGCTGGGATTTTTAAAGTGCTCGGCAAAGAACTGAAAGCCAACAACGGAATCATTCCCAGCGTCCCCTGCAAGCCTGACGTTATAACAGGCAGCTGGAACGGCCGCATATACGGCAAGGCGGGAAAATACCGTATATACATTGACGGCAAAGAAACATTCATTACTGATGAACAGGCAGAAGAATGCAGAAAGTACGGTGAAAACAGATGAGAGCTGCACTGTACATCAGAGTGAGCACTGTCGCACAGGCTGTCGAGGGCTATTCCCTCGACGCCCAGCGCCACACGCTGGAGGCTTACTGTGCCGCTCATGATTATGACATTACCGCCGTGTATATTGACGGTGGTATCAGTGGAAAAGACATTGACCACCGACCTGATGCAACTAAAATGCTTCGTGATGTCCCGCATAACAAGTTTGATCTGATAATCATTTGGGCATTGTCACGACTGACACGTTCCGTTGCAGATCTATTCAGCATAAATGCACTATGTCAGAATTATAACGTCGGGATAGTTAGCGTAACAGAGACATTTGACACATCGACGCCGATGGGACGTGCAATGATGGGCATGATTGGGATTTTTGCACAAATGGAGCGAGAGATCACCGCCGAGCGAGTAAAGGTTGCGATGCTGGAACGTGCACAGCAAGGCAAGCGGACTGCAAACCACACACTGGGATATGACAATGACGGTCATGACAGTGTGAAAATAAATAGAGAAGAGGCCGAAATTGTACGGTACATATTTGCGAAATATATCGAACACGGCAGCTTGTCGGCCGTAGCCGAGCTGTGCAACATACGAGGGTATCGAGGCAAAAGAGGCAGTAAATTTAAAGCTGAAAGCATACATCAGATATTGACACGTCATATATACCGTGGATATTACAGCTATTGCGGAAATATTTACAAGGGAAATTTTGAGCCTATAATTGATGACAAGACGTTTTTTAAAGCTCAGAGGATACTTAATAGGTATAAAAGAAATAAATAAACATGATGGTCAATCCATTTTGACACCCATCTTGACACCCATGTATGCAAAAAAGTGAGCAAAAAAGCCCTGTTTTGAGCAAAATATATAAGTGAAAATCAAAAATAAAAATCCCCTCAAACCACGTATT